CCAGCACCTCCGGGACTACCGTTAGAATTATTTCCTACCGCACCAGCACCGCCGCCGCCAGAACCTAAATAAGGTACATAAGTTCCACCACCGCCAGCATATCCTTGTCCGGTTGTCCCAGAGCCACCGGCTCTTAGTACAGTACCTGGATAATTATCACCAGCGCCGCCGCCAGAGCCACCACTTAATCCACCTGCAGTACTAGGTCCACCAGAGTTTCTCCAACCGCCACCACCACCGCCAGTAGATGTAATGGTGTTAAATACGGAGTTGCTACCGTTGTTTCCAAGCGTTTCGGGGCCACTAACACTAGCACCTCCCGCACCAACAGTAACTGTATAAGCAGTAGATGTTTGAAGCGCCATCGCGGCCTCAATAGCTCCACCACCTCCAGAAAGTTTAGGCGTAGGAACACCGCCGCCAGATGTGTAGTTAGTGCGATAACCACCAGCACCGCCACCGCCACCGTAATTAGAACCACCAGAACCACCACCGGCAATAACTAGGTATTCAACAAGCAGCGTAGCAACGGGCCAGTTTTGGCCCATGATGGCATCACGGACCTGATCAATCGTCCACAGACCAGATGCGCTACCGGGGTTAGGAAACTGAGCCATCAGTTAATTTCCTCATAAGAACATACTGCTTCCAAGTCACCAGAGGCACTAGCAGTCAGCCGGAGGGAATCGCCTTCTTCAAGGTAAACAGATTTAGTAATGATATCCAACGCGCCATTAGCAGGAACAGTCATAGTAGAAGCTATCCTATAGGCAGTGGAGGATCTAAATACATCTACAGTAATATTTGCGTTTACCGTGCCATCTACGTTGGATACATACAGAGCGTTAATCTTAACAATTTTTCCGCTTGAAGCAGAGTTTGTCACAATCGCGGTGGCGCTAGTTCCTACGGCTTGGACTGCCGTTTTACCGTAAATTGCGGTTACATTGACTATGTTTGGGTTTGCCACGTTATCCTCCGAACACAATTACCATCGCAATAGCTTTACCCACTGTTGCAACAGCCGCGCCGTTATTGATTGTTAAATTTCCAGTCACCGCTCCGTTACCAGATGTGTCTAACGTAAAAGCAGTACTGCTTGTATTGGTCTTAAACACCAGCTCACCAGAAGTGTCTCCGGTGGCTGTCAAAGCTGTTGTTAGTGTAGTTCCTGCAGCTATTGAACTCATATCACAATCCATTTCTGACCAGACGGCACCGTAATGGCTACGCCGGACTGGATCGTAATTGGGCCTACCGATAACCCGTTATAGGTTGATATAAATGTACCGCTGGTGGAAATCTGTGTATTGTTAACAGAAATACTTTGATCACCAATCCCGTAATAAGAACGGCCCGCCGGATAGGTCACAAATACATCTTTCTCTACTGCAGCAAAATTAACTAGGCTGCCACCACTAGAAGAGGCTAAAACTGTATCTCGACTTAGTGTTGTTCCAGATGATGTATACGTACCAATCCCAACTTCCCACGTATTGTTAGTTCCATCTGTAATCGTGTAATAAGTTGAGTTTGCATTACCAATTGCTGAGAACGATTGAAAACCGGCAACAGCCCCCGCAAGAGTGACTGTCCCGGTTCCACCTGTAGTTGTGGTTTCTTTGACCCTATCGGCTACTACAAAAGCCATGATTTATCCTTAAGCAATCCGAATGATTGCGTTTGATGCGTCGTTGGTCGGGAAAATGATAGTGAAATCACCATCAGATGCAGTTTTATCTGCACCAAAATCTAAAACCGCCACTGAAGCATTAGTCAAAGTTGTATTTGCGTTGCTATTTGCTGAAGGAGTGCTGTTATAAATCAACGCACCACGAGCAGTAAAGTTAGCATTAACGAAGGTCTCATCGTTAAAATCGCAAAAGCCTGTACCAGTATTGGCATTGATATTAGTTGCCGTTACTCCTACGTTGGTCAAAGCCTGACCACCAGCAGAATAGTTAGTACCAGAAGTACCTACCTCGTTAGACGCTGTATACGTTGTAGTGTTGGCATCTAGCGAAGCCGAAGAAGTATACAGAGCGATCTTAAAAGTATCTGCACCTGTATCCGTTGATGGACGAAAGTCATGCACCCCAAGCAGAAGTTCTGCTTTGAACGAGGTGGTCATTGCTTGGGTGATTGCCATTTGTTGGCTCCTTTATTCATCTAAAAGTTTAATAAACTCAGGGTGTCCTGCTTTCCTGAACTTGTTTGCCAAAGTCGTATGATGCGACTTAATTGCTTCTTTCATATAAAAAACCAAAACTCTACGAATTTGATTTTTAAACGCCTCAGCCTGGTCACGAATAGCAGGATGAGTTTGGGCTCCAACGTAAATAATCTTATCCAATGCTCGTTCAGCAATTTCTTCAGGGGTAAACCCGCGCCCTGAAGTTGTTACCACTTTAATATTATTGCCCCCCAGTAGGAAGGCTACTTCGCTTAAATTGCTCATCGGACTGGATACCTCGCTTGTTCTGTTCGATACGTGTCTTGGCGATTCTTACCTTCACCCAATTGCTTCAGCATAGCTAAGGCTTCATTGTAACGGGCAACGTAGTTGTCGTTAACATCTTTTTCACCCTTCATGAACGTATATGCCTCCAACAACGAGCCATACAACAAAGCGGTGTCAAAGTTCTGCCCAAGCCAAGAAGTTCCGCTAACATTGTCAACAATTGACTGCGGGTAGTAAAAGTAGTGCAGTTCTATGTTGTAGTTAGCGTCAGGCGTTGGCCCAAGAATTAGCGTTGAGGAGTCCCCCGGAACGATGTTTGGTCCTTTAAAAAGAGCATAGTGGGTCGGTGGTCCGGTGTCTGCGGGGTCGGGAAACGACTCCCGAATAAACTCAACATCTTTATTTAGTAGAAACTCTTGAGTGTTATCAGGGTTTATACGAGCTACTGAAAACGTAGACAACCAATCAGAAGGTAGCGAAAGGTACTTGTTCCCATTTGTGCACTGCCCAGTCACGTTTTTACGGCTAACAGGCAGTTGAACGCTGTTATAGATTCGCTGTTCAGCCTGACGGATAAAGATGTCAATCTGCTCTTTATTTGTAAAGTCGGTATTAACATCTAAATAGTTAATAACAACCGTGTCGGGAAAGTCATTCTCGACATAGGCTTGAATCGTTTTAAACAGCGTCTGGTAATTCATTTATCCCAACTTTTTGCTGGAGTTCGTGCCACGGGTAGCTGCACCTGTACCCCGAGTCTTAACCGTCTGGGTGCTAGGAATAGCATTGGGGTAGCCGTTATAACCAAAAGTAGCCTCGTTGCCTGTAACAGCGATTCCAGACTTAGCTATGGCGCTAGAGCCAGCTTTATCTTTCTGAGGCTTAACATACTTCTCAGTGACTTTAGCCATGATTAGATTCCTGTCTTTTTAGAAGCCGCACGCATCGGGCTACGCTGGTTCATAACTTTAGCCATGTTGCGGCCATATTTCAGCATGTCAGCGTTGGTCTTTCCACCAGCCCGCATCTTCTTAACTCCATGCATCTTTTTCTCATGAGTCTTGACTGCCTTCTTGGCGACTTTTTCCATCATGGGCTTATCTTTCTTAATATCTTCGTGTTTCATTTCCTACTCCTATGAAGTTGTTACTGTTACGTTACCTACTTGCCCATTCGCCACAAGAAAGTTCTGTTGAAAAGGCAACTTTAGTGGGTTATAGAATCCTACCGGGTTCCACCCCCATGCGACAATCCTGCTACCCTGAGTCGGTACCCCATACCCCGCCTCAGTCGGTCCACCGTCAGGGTTTGTTTCCAATCCATTAAGACCTGCCTGAAGATACGTGGTGTCTGGACGGGGCTCCCGAACGGCTTGTGGGTCGTAAACCGGATACATACCGAGTTGTAATTGTGGCTGGTCAGGCTCCCAGCACTCTTGGCAAACCTTGATATCTATGTTCTTGGTCTTAATGACTAGACGCCTTAGATCTCTTAGTTTGAATCGAAACCCGCAGCGATCACACTGCGAGATCGAAAACTTGCCAGAGGAAAACTTATTGCCCATTAGTAGCCACCACCTGTTACAAACATGTTGCGGGGCACAAAACGAACAGACGCTTTTTCACGGTCCTCACCGGAAGCCAACATCCATTGTTCTTCATAAGCCATCTTTAACATGTCTAACCGTGCGGCTCCTTCTGGGATCTTCATGGCTATGTAATAAGCCAATCCAGCAGTCAAACAAGGCAAAAGTCGGAAAGGGATATCTTGTATGTTTACCCCGTTGCCAGCGTCCTGTATCCGGCGCAGTCGCCAGTAAACAAATGTATAAACAGGGCTAGCCGCCGTGCCCTGATCCGGGGCAGGCCAAACATTGATATTTGGCAATTCAGGAGCCGTAACCGCCGCTCCAGAAGTATGTGAAGTAGCCGTAGTGCCGTTTTGCCCACGGATACAGTTAAGCAGTTGGGTTGAGGTCGTGTTTGTATAGTTGATGGTCTCAGAACCAATCGTTACATACCCAGTTGCAGGCAAACCAACAGTAGAAGAAAGAGTAATCGTTGTTTCAGCCGGAGCAAGATTGGCTGCTAGGGTTAACCCTGTTTTTCCGGTAACGCCTGACTGTCGATCTACCCAAACTTGGATTGGGCGACCTTGCGTAATTTTGTTAGGAATCGTGGCGTAAGTAGACACCGAAATCCGGGTGATATTAATGTCAGTCTGAGTTGCCACTACTCCGTTGCTTGTTCGGACCACATGTTCAATTAGGTCAATCGTATCTACCGGTAAAGGGTAGGTCACCTGCCCCTGTACTAAAGGAATCTGCCCTTCTTCAATAGTCCACAGGTTTACGCCTCGGTTAGCCCACTCAATAGTCAGCAGATTTAAGCTGCGACGAGCCGTACGGACGTTATAACCTGAGCGAACCTCAGAACCGGCACGCTCAAACGCCTCTTCGATAATGTCGTTGAGGTTGAGATTAAATAGTTCGGTGCCGGTTGTTGTGCTCATATCACTTTCCTATGCCGAGCAGTCTTTTGAGCCACCCCTTTGGGCTGGGCGACGAACTGCTTTCCTGCGGCTTTTCCGGCTCGCTTGGCACGGGTGGTTGCGGCGTACTCTTGCGGCGAGAGCGCTTTGATGGCGGCGGAAGGGAGGTATCTTTCCCCTGTTGCCTGACTGCCTTGCGTAGAAGGTTTGCCACTTTTAGTTCTCCACTTTTGAGCCGTCCACGCTTTTAGGCTTCTCTGCGACTTTTTTAAACTCATTCCAGCGTTCCCGTTGTCTGATCTGCCTAAAATCCTG